CCTCCGAAGAAAGTAGTCCATAACTCTCCCATTGTGCGGTACATACCTTCTTGTCCTAGTCTGTTGATAGCGAATGGGTCGCCTGTCTCGATACCGGACTCAAAGTATTGTGTTGGAATTGCTGTACTGAAGTAAACGTAGTCAGTATCAAGGAAGTACATTCTGCTCAGTGTGTCGGGCTGTACATCTTTGGAAGGGATAATTGGTACACCGTTGTAAGTTGCTACGATAAATCCAGCCTCAATACCCGGTACACCCTTAACACCGTTGTAGGTAGGTGTGACTCTCTTCTCTTCCATGAACCTCTGTTGGCTCTGTAGAAGTTGTTGTAGTCTCATCAAAGTGTCATATCCTGTTAGGATAACCTTTGGATTACCACCACGAGTCCAAATCTTTTGGAATAGGTCGTCTAGGTGGTCTAGTGATAGAACTCTGTCAGTTCCACTGTTCTCATTGTGTTCTGCCAATGACCATGAGTTTGCACTTCGGTCAATGGAGTAAATGTCTTCAGCGGTACCTGCGGAAGCACCGGTGGTGATTCTGTCAAGTGACTCAAAGTCGTTTCCAGCAACAGTTGCCTTGTCAGTGGTTAGCATCTTGTTGATGTGTTCTGCGTGGTGCTTACCCATCTCTTCTTTCATGATAGAGCGAATGTCACCAAGTCCGTCATCCTTGTCTGCAAGGAACATTGCTGTCTCAGACATGTCGAATGTGTGTACGATTGTCTTTGGCTTTGCTGCAATGTTTTGGAAGGTTGGCTTGGTTGTGTCCGGTAGAGTAGCGTTTTCTGCTACACCGCCACCAACGCTAAACGATGGGCGACCTGTGATAACTCTCCAACCGCTTCTCTCCCACGGCCTCTTTGGTAGAATGCTAAATGCATTGAATTCTTGGTTCAACTGTGACCATACTTTACGACCATAAATCGCTTGGTATGTACCAGCAGTTGTGCTTAACATTGGCGCATCTGCCTTTAACAACTCGCTACCGGAGTAGGAGTAACCCATAGCGTTACCCGCACCGTAGTAGTAGCGTTCCATGTCGTGAATGTTTCTGATATAATCTCTTGCCATATTCTCATCTCCTTAGTCTTACTTATTCTCCCCTCATGGTTCTTGAAGCAAGGGCGTGGACTTCATCCCATCCCATGTTTGCCAAATCCTGCGTAGAAGGAACTTCAATGTTTGAAACATCAGACTTCTGTATTGCTACTCCGCCTGTGCCGATGTTGTCAATTCGCTCGTTTAGAGCCTCAAGAGATTTCATAATCTCGGATAGTGGGCCTCTTGCATCGAATGCGGCCTTTTCTTGCTGTGACTTTGCGATTTCAACTTCTCTGTTGAATCTGTTTGCAAAGTGACCTTCAAGGTCATTGCGGAAGTGTTGCTCTTGTGCTGCTGCCTTGTAAACTTCGTATGCAGCCTCAATGTCAGCCTCGGAAACATTTCCGTGGTTTAGGTAACCCTTAGCCAAAGATGCTGCTCCCATTGCACCGGCTGGTGTTTTACCGCCGCTTGCAGTGATTGCGTTGATTGCACCTGTAGATGGAGAGCCGTTTTCCTGTCCACGGCCACGGACTTGACCAGCGAAGTAGTCAGCACCGTCAACTGCATCGGGATTGTCGAATCCACCAAGTTGTGCCTTTTCCAAGTTGTCGAAGTGTAGTCTTGCTGCTTCTGTATCAATACCAGCAGACTTTAGTGTACCTTCCATCCAACTTAGGTATTCAGAAGTAATAACGTCACTGTATTCATCACCTTTCATGTACTGCATCTTGTCATCATCCTCTTTTTCTTCATCTTTCTTTTCTTCTTTTGGCTCGTCACCTTTGGACTCTTTCTTGTCCTCCATGTGTTCCTTGAGTCCCGGTGGCATTTCACCCTTCTCCAATTCGTCAAGCCTCTTTTCAAGCCTTTCCATTATATTGCTAATATCTGTATCAGTCATATCTTTGTCCTCCTTTAAAATTCTAAACTGTGCTTCGGGATTAATTCCCTTTTCACAGATAGTAATCTCATGCAATTCCATTTTTGAAATCTCTTGATAGTCGCCTTTTTCAAAATCAGACCTTCGCACTCTCTTGAATGCTTGGCCTCCAATTGAAAATCCACGAAGGTTACCCTTGCGGATTTCTGCGGCTACTTCACGAGCCTTCTCGATGTCATTACGGAGTTTAACTACAACAAACATTCCTGTGTCGTCTACTTCAGACTTCCACATTCTACCGTTGCTATCTACATAGGAGTCAATTACTTCTCCTACTTGGATGTTGGAGTGTGCTAGTTGCACATTGCGGAATTTCTCACTCTTCATGAAGTTACCAAAGGCATCGTTCAAAGCACCTTGAGTAATTAGGTCACCTTGCTTGTCAACCAATTCCACAGAAGCATATCCAGCAACTACCAAATCGGACCCACTCTTGAGAAGAGCGATACCGTCATTTGGTCGCTGAATTGCCAACATTGCCACAAGAAGTGTCTGTTATGGTATTTATACCTAACTTTGGCTTTGAGACACGATTGGCTGGTCATTGTCATAGTCTATAGAAAGATTCTCGCCTTCTTCTGTTTTGATTTGAATGTGATTCAGTCTCTCTTTTTCAGAGTGTTTCTTTTCATGATTAATTTTCTTTTCACCATCGAAATCGGGTAAAGTAGACTCGTGTCTTAGTTGGGTGGGGCCACGAGGTGACTCTTGAGGCGAACCTACATCAATTCCAAGTCCTTTTGGCCCTGTCCAAGTCATCTTTTCTTTAGCAATTACATCCAATGCACGAACTATTAACTCTAGTGCTTTCTTTTTGCTTTCGGGTTTGACAATCATATCCTCGTCATCGGCCTCTAAAATACCAACACTCTGCTCTTCCACCTTTTCTTCAGTTGGTTTCTTAGGCATATCCATAGTTTTCTCTTTTCTTACGTTACCCGAAATCATAAGAGGTGCTACAGGCGACCAAAACGGCAACAAACTTTCAGCCAATACTAGAGGATAATCTGTTTTCTTTAGTGAACCAATAGCACTTGTAGGTGAATGAATGTACCATGCATCATTTAATTGCTCGTAAGAATAATTTACAACGTCAACATCTTTCATNATAATTTGAATATACTTATCATCAATTTCAATATCGTGAGGAATCAAAATTGGTGCAAACGACTTTGTGAGCAAATCAAGAGATTCGACACTCGCTGCCCCTTCTCCTTCTCCTTCACTTTCTATTTCTTTGAATTGCACGTTGTAAACTGCTCGCTCTTTTCTATTCTTCTTTGTTACACCTGTAATAGATGCTCTAACGATGTCACCAATTTTGAATACCTTTTGTTGATTGTGTGCCGTACCTATGTCCATGTAATAGTGACCATCATGTTCAATCGCTCGATTACCTAACTCTTCACCGTGATTTATTGGCCCTGCACCAAGTTGGTAAGTATATGGCCCCTTACCTCTTCTATCTAATACAATGAAATTGTAATCCCTACTGCTGCGATATAACACCCACTTTGGATGTCTTCTCTCCCCTTTCATGTAGGTAGACTTGTTATCTCTAAGTAGAATATTGTCATGCTCTTCTTTTAGATTGTTGACCGATTCTTCAAGTCCTTCATCATCTGTCATTCTAGTATCGTGAGGTCCGGGAACTATCACGTTTTCATGACTTTCAAATTGAGAGCGTAGTATCTTCAATCTCTCATACAATTGCATGTCAGATATATTATTATCATCGTAATTTAAAATATCAATGATATTCAAATCCTCTTCACCGAGAATAGCATCTATAGTGAAATTGTTATCATTAACTTTCTCTAAGGCTTCTTTGGTGGCTTTACGAAGTCCTTTCTTTTTACCGCTTTCATTGTATGCCGTAACCTCATTGCTGTTCTTTACAATGATAACTCTTTGACCATCATACCACTTACTTACTACCCAAGAACCACTGAAACCTTTCAAATGTTCTAAATCCTTCATATCGAAAATACGATGCATAGGTCTTACTGCTGGTGACCAAGCCGCTTCATCACTCTTCGTCAACAAGATGTCGGGGTCAAGTAAAGAAGTAATGATTTCAGTCATTTCGCTCATAGCAATACGAGTAGGAACATCATTTGGAGTTTCAAAGGTATCATAATTCATACTTAGGAATGGAGGAAGTGTGTATTGCGGAGGTGGTGCTTTACTCCAAGTTTCCTCCCAATTTCCTTTACCATGTGCTACGTCAAGCAACTCTTCGGGTACGCTGTAGAACAAACCGGGGCCGGGATTAGTACCAGCCACAATGTTACCTTGCGAATCAAACTCGCAACCAACATTAGGATTACACTCATGACCACCATGCCAAGCACCACTATCAAAGGAGTCTATAATAGAAAAGTTGTTTGGACTTGGTGCGCCTACTGCACCCATTTTCAGACCTGCTGTCTCAACTACTTCGTTTGGTGGTGTAAAAAGACCGTACTCATCTAGTTCAGCATTAGGGTCATAATGTACTATAGTATCAAGATAATTTCTTGTTTGTCTTGAAACCTTATCTTTACCTTTTCTTTGCAAACCTTGCATATTATGTACATCACCCGAAATCATACCAATACCTGCGGCCATCATACTAAAATCGAATTGTTGAGGATTTAACATTCCCATCATTCTGCGTGGGATAGCATGTGCGAAGTGCCCCTTCCAATCACTTTCTTT